AATACTACTGATATATTCTCCTGAAATGCCAAACCAACAGGAATTATAGCCTATCAGGGACGATTCCAGTGATGGTTGCAGTCGTTCAAGTGCTGAAAAATAAGGCTGAGGCTTCTTAAATTCTGTCATTCCTTCACGAATAGCAGTTGGCAATTCTATAGAATGACTTGATAGTCGAAGTGTTTCTGGTAGTTCCGTCACAGCTGGCTGCGCAATACGTTTATTACGTCCACCGCGAGTAGCAGCGGATGTACGGTCTCCAGTTGTGGCACCACCCCCACGAGCACCACCGCGAGGACCTCCACGACCGCCACGAGCGCCTCGACCGTTTCGATGTTGATTGCCAGGCATTTCTAAATTTCAGACCGGGTCTAATTCAACTGACTTTCCGCATAGCAAAATGAGGATACGCGGTAAAAGAAAAATGGCTGATTTATGTATCAATACAGATGAGTGCTCCGGCAAGACCAGGTATGGGATTGACGGCGATGTTGCCGACCATGGGCGGCGACTCCGGTACCCCTCGTCCTACAATGAATTTACGCCTTTCGAAATTCAATATGAATATGGTTCCGGATGATGGTGTCGTCCTGTTTATTGGACGTCGTGGTACGGGCAAGTCCTGGCTTATCAAGGATCTGATGTGGTATAAGCAGAAGTTTCCAATTGGTACTGTATTCTCCGGTACTGAGGGTGCGAACGCTTTCTACGGTTCGATGGTTCCGAGTTTATTTATTCATGATGAAGTGGTACCACAAACAGTATCAAACGTATTGAAGCGTCAAGAGCAGATTACGAAGCAGATTCGTAAGGAGACGGACGCACGGGGTTCATCGCAACTTGACCGTAAGGCATTTATTATTATGGACGATTGTCTATACGATAATAAGTGGGTAAACGATAAGTGGATTCGTTCACTGTTTATGAACGGACGTCATTACGGACTTCTGTATATTTTGGCTATTCAGTACGTGATGGGTATTCCGCCAGTCCTACGAGGACAGGTGGATTACGTATTTATTCTACGCGAGAACCAGGTGAGCGCACGTCGTCGTATTTACGAGCAGTTCGCCGGCATTTTTCCAACATTTGAGTTGTTCTGCCAGATTATGGACCAGTGTACCGAGGATTATGAGTGTCTAGTCATTCACAACGGAGCACATACAAATAAGATTGAGGATTGTGTGTTTTGGTACAAGGCGGCGCCGCATCCTGATTTTAAGATTGGATCGCGGGACCATTGGGTACGGTCGGCAGAGTATGAGCGCCAGAAAGAACTTGCCGAACAAGCAGGCGATACGGGAACGCCTATGTTGACAACGGGGGCGGCGACAAAGGGACCTCTCCTTCAGGTAAATAAGTATTAGTAACAGTCGTCTGAGCCGCCAGCTCCTCAAGAGTCTGTTGTTCGTATATTTGCCACCGTTGGAAAAATTCTAATGTCCGCGGGGTCCAACGACGCCCCCGTGCGCGTGGATTATATGGATTCTTCCATAAGTAACCAGGCGCGGCGTAAGGATTCTGACGCGCAAGCTCTCGTAGCGCATTTCCTAGTTTCATTGGTATTCTTTGGACCATTTGCTAAACTAAATCAAAAAGACTTTAGACACCCGTTTAATCACCGAATGTAATCCACCCCACCGTTAAAGTCAAGAGCGTTGGGACTGGCAATAGTATTATTTAATACACCGGTGCGACCGGTGCTACCGAACCCGCCATCACCACGAATAGTTGCTCCGCCAGGAATCTCATCGACAATTTCAATACGCTCAAATGGTAGTAGGTCCGCCGCAGCAATTTGGAAGTAGCGGTCACCAAACCCAACCGAAACATCCACGCCTGTAGAATAGACCATGGCAAGCAATGGACCACGGTAGCCGGCATCAATTAATCCGACGGAGTTCGCCATACGAAGGTGCGTCTTGGAAATGGAGGAGCGGGGAAGCATCCAGTACGCACGAAAGCGACCAAGCAAAGGATCGTAGACCGCAGCGCGGCACGTCTGACCGATCTTCACAGCGGCACCATTGCTGCTGCTACCACCAGCAGCCGTGGGACACATTCCAGGCACCGTTGCCGCTACAGAAAACAAATCAAATCCTGCGTCACGCTCACCGCGCGGCTTTGCCATATACGCCGTTGCCTGCTTGAGGTACATCTCTTTCGTCACATCATCATCGGGAACTAGGTAGAGCACTAGCATAGTGTTATACCTTGTTCGAAATTCAGACAACCCCAATCAAATTTTTACTTTTTAGATTTAATCGAGGCAGTTACCCTCCTCATCCTCATTCTCACACTGCGTCTGGAATCCCTCCACCCACTCCATACAGTTACCCGCTTCGTCAAACTCTACGCACACCTTTGTATCCTGAAAAGCCTCATACTTACGCGTCCAAGCCCAAACCGCCTTGTGGGTAAAGTGGTAGACGAGCGCAAAGATGAGACCGTGGACGAGCGCGATGACGATCTTGCCAGATGCCTTGGAGGGTAGGGTGAGGAGTACACCGGGTGTGAGGACGACGAAAAGAAGGGCGGTAAACGCGGTCATCAGATAACTGAACATGATTGTTTCTAAATATCTATAACATTTTTTACCCAGAATCACAGGGCACTTTCACACCAATTGACGTTAAAAACGCAGTTTGTGTTCCAAATACGTAATGTAAAATTTCACCTAACACGAGCCAAACTATTAAAACCGATAAAAATGGCTGTCGAATCAAATACGATGTTAAAAGAGCCAATACAACGGTTGCGAGTGTATCATTTAGCGCGTATCCAAATATACGTGTTGAATGAAAGCCTTGTCCTGGAATACCAAGAACATATTTATAAGGGCACCCCATCTACATTGACAATGTATTCTCCGTAGACGCGGCTGCGCCATCGACTGCCTTCATAACGGATGCGGTAACGGCTGCTGCCGCTAACTCCGCCTGCTCGCGCTTACGCTTCATGAACGGGTCCTCATCGCCAAACATATCCTTGGCGGGCTTCGACTCCTCGGTGACACTTGCGCCGATAACAGGCTTCTTCGTCTTCGCCTCACCCATACGAAGGACCTTGTGCTCGGCGTACATCTCGTCGCGCTTCTGCTCGTTCTCCTTGTACTTCTTCATGAGGGTATTGAGCTGGTCGTCGGCGTACTCCTGGTCCGCAATATCGTGCGGCTCGGGATCCCAGGGTAGCCAGAAACCGACCTGACCGACGTAGACGTTAAAGGAGGGGTCGAGCTTCTGAAGTGTCTTACAACGGTGGATTGCCTCGTTGTACGTATCGTAAACACCGCGCACCTTCACACCCTGGACCGTTGTGCGGAAGTCATTCTTTGAAAAAAACTCGTCTTCTAGACGCTTCTTATTCTTAAAAAGGAATGTCTCATAGTCCTCCTTGATAGCAGACTCACGGAAATCGGCAACCTTGCTCTTGACGTACGCACTCATATCTTCAGCAATATCGCTTGTGAGATTACGGCGTACATCCTTAATCACCTGGAGAGAGCCGCTGAGGTCATTAACAAGCTGAATCGCACCGCTTAGATCTCCCGCCGCAATCTTCTCCTTTCGGAGGAGTGCGTTCTCGACAACATCCTGGACCTTTGACGCCGCCTCCTGAATCTTCTGGACCTCGGACATCACGAATCCCTCAGTCGACTTAATCTTGTACTGCATATCATAATCTTTTAGAAATTCGTTAAAAAAGTAGAGTTCCTTATTCTTGAGTACCTTCTGTGGGCTAATAAAGCTGAGCGCAACGTAGTGCTGTCCCGGAATTTCCTTATCCGCCTCAAGAAATACCTCTTTTTGTTCTGATTCCGTGTTGGCAGCCATAGTTTCTAGAGCATTGAATGAATTATATCTTTAAACTTTAACGCAATTGCTGCCACTTTTTTTCCTTGCCCGGAGTATAAGAACAATGGACGGCTTTAACGGAACTGAGCTCCTCACTCGCGCTGTCAAGTATTTCCTAGAGGGTCTAGCCGTCGCGGTTGCGATGGTCATCATCCCCCGCAAGGTCCCCCAGCTGGAGGAGATTGCCGTCAT